TGGTATTCGGATTGCAAAAGATTTCTAGCGTCTCGAACTATAACTGTGGGTTATATGTGACAAAATAATATGGCAACAATAAAAGAAGTAGCAGAACACTTAGACCTCACAACGAAGCGTATGCATGAGCTTTTCAATGAAAATATTCTCATAAAAACAGGTAAATCTGGTGGACAAGACAAAGACGATTGCCGAGTGCGGTACATTAGATATTTAAGAGTTCTGGCAAGAGGTAAAAACACGAACAGTGGTGATCTTAACGAGGAACGAACCAGACTGACCAAAGCCCAAGCAGATAGGGCTGAGTTAGAACTACAAGAAAAAGAAGGTGTGCTTATATCTTCAGATGTCATAAAAACAATATGGTCTGACTATGTAGCTAATGTTAGAAGTAAGTTATTAGCACTTCCATCTAAACTAGGACACCTAACCCAAGCTGCTGAAAGCTATGCAGAAGCCGAAGCGATAATTAAAGAAGCAGTATATGAATGTTTAGAGGAGTTATCAGAAGATGCAACAACTAAAGCCAGTCTGGAAAGAACTGAGTAACCTTTGGCAAAGTCCACCTGACTTGCAAGTTGACGAGTGGGCTGATAGCTACAGAAAACTATCATCCGAATCATCTGCTGAAGCAGGTCAATGGCGCACAGATCGTGTGCCTTTCCAGAGAGAAATCATGCAAGTCATCAACGATCCTAGTGTTGAAGAAGTTGTTTTTATCAAATCAGCACAAGTAGGCGCTACAGAAATACTACTCAACACAATCGGTTACTACATCGACCAAGAACCATCAACCATCCTCTGCATACAACCCTCACTGTCTATGGCACAAGCCTTCAGTAAAGACAGATTAGCACCTATGCTTAGAGACACACCTAACTTAAAAAACAAAGTTAAAGATGCTAGGACTAGGGATGCAGAGAACACTACGATGCACAAGAAGTTTAGCGGTGGCTCGATATCATTGGTCGGTGCTAATTCAGCTTCAGGTCTAGCTTCAAGACCTATTAGAATATTATTGTGTGATGAGGTTGATAGATACCCAGCATCAGCAGGAACGGAAGGTGATCCAATATCATTGGGTAGAAAAAGAACGACAACATTCTGGAATCGTAAGATTATCCTGACAAGTACACCCACAATAAAAGGGCTGTCAAGAATAGAAAAGGCATACGAAGAATCAGATAAACGAGTATTCCTAGTACCATGCCCACACTGTATGCAGAAACAAGAATTAAAATGGCAACAAATAACATGGCTCGAAAATAAACCTGAAACAGCTTCACTATCATGTAAGCATTGTGCTGCAATAATACCTGAAAGTAAAAAACAATGGATGCTACAAAATGGTGAATGGGAAGCCCAAGCAGAATCAAAAAGAGTGGGTTTTCATATCTCTGAATTGTATTCACCTTTCAGAACATGGGTTGAGTTAGTCGAGGATTTTCTTGAAGCTAAAAAATCACCAGAACTATTACAGACATTCGTTAACACAACATTAGGTGAGACGTGGAACATGGATCAGGGCGAAGAAATAGATTCAGATGTTTTGCAAGAGAAGTGCGAACAATACAATCACGAAGCTATCCCACAAGAAGTGCTTACCCTGACAGCAGGTGTTGACTTACAAACAGACAGACTAGAAGTACAAGTTATAGGTTGGGCTGACAACTTAGAAGCATGGGTGACAGAATATAAGATTATCTGGGGTAATCCTGCTACCCAAGAAGTCTGGCAAGAGTTAGATGAGTTCTTACGCAACTCTTACATGACAGAAGATGGCAGAAGATTAAGTATATCTGCTACTTGTATTGATAGCGGACACATGACAGATCAAGTCTATGCCTATGCTAGAGGTAAAAACGCTAGAAGAATCTTCGCTATTAAAGGTGCATCAGTGGCAGGCAAGCCAATAGTATCAAAACCGCAGTTTGTCGGCAGTAGAAAAACAGCACTATTTACAGTTGGTGGTGATACAGCTAAAGAGTTTATTCATGCTCGCTTAACTGACAAAAAAACTAACTTAATACACTTTCCCAATACACTAGATGACGAATATTTTAGACAATTAACGGCAGAAAGAAGAGTGCCAAAGATTTACAAAGGCAAAACAACACTGGTTTGGAAGCAAACAAGGAAGCGTAATGAGGCTTTAGATACCTTCGTTTATGCTCTAGCAGCAGTTAACATACTACAACCAAGCTTTGAAAAACTAGCAAAACGTGAGCAAAAAGCAGAAATACAGCCAAATGTCAGAGAAAAACCAACAATAATCCAACAAAGAAGAAGATTGTATAGAAGAAAGCCATCAAACTTTGCTAATTCATGGAAAGAATAGCTATAATTTAGGTTAAAGTATTTCACATGGCTAATTTATTTGATAGAGACAACTATCCAAATCAAGAACCAGACACATTAGTGGTCGGTGATCGTTGGGTGTGGCAAAGACCAGACCTTGTTGCTGACTACCCTACAGGCACTTATGCTTTGACTTATGAATTTCACGAAGATAGTGGGGGTGGCGGTTCACATAAGTTCACGATTACAGCTACAGAAACCACTGATAACTATTTAGTCGAGGTTGCTAGTTCAACAACAGCCAGCAAGACAGCAGGCGAGTATAACTGGTATGCTTTCATCACGAGAAGCGCAGATTCAGAAAGATTTGCTGTTGATGAAGGACACACGAAGCTAGAATTGGACTTCGCTAACACAAATGCAGACAACAGAAGCCATGCCAAGATTTGTTTAGACAATATACAAGCTGTTTTAGAAAATCGTGCCTCACAAGATCAGATGTCATACTCGATAGCAGGTCGTTCACTGTCAAGAATGTCTGTTGATGATCTGTTCAGATTTCGTGATAGATATAGAGCAGAATACAACAAAGAAATTAAACTCAAACGCATAAAAAACAAACAAGATACAGGCAACACAATTAAAGCGAGATTTTAAACATGGCAATCTTCGACAAACTCTTTAAACAACGCAAAAAAACTACAAAAAAAGCACGACACTACAAAGCAGCACAATCAGGCAACTTGTTTGCAGATTGGGTAAGTGGCTCTAGTAATGCAGACAGCAATATTAGATTTAATCTTAGGAAGATTCGAGATCGATGTCGTGAACAGGCTAGAAACAACGACTATGCAAAAAGATATTTACAGCTTTTAGTTACAAACGTAGTCGGACAAAACGGCATTAGACTACAATCGAAAGCACGGAACGCAGACAACAGCTTAGACATCATTGGCAACAGTGTGTTAGAAAGCGAATGGGCTAAGTGGGGGAAGAAGGGCAACTGCACCATCGATGGCAAACTTTCATTCTTAGATGCTCAAAAATTATTTATTGAAACTTTAGCTAGAGATGGTGAAGTCCTTGTCAGGCATATCACCTCTAACAACCCACTCGATCCTTACCGCATACAGTTTTTAGATGCTGATTACTTAGACGAGGAAGAAAACAAAACACTTAAGAATGGACAAGAAATTATCATGGGTGTAAAGTTAGATAAACACAAGAAACCCTTAAGTTATTATCTTTTTAAAGAGCATCCACACAACAAACAGTTCAGCAGAAACGACAGAACACACATAGAAGTGCCAGCCGAAGATATGCTTCATGCTTATCAACTAGACAGACCAGAACAAACCAGAGGCTTACCCTTTATGACCACAGCATTGTCAAGACTTCGTATGCTAGACGGCTATGAAGAAGCAGAGCTTGTCGCAGCCAGAGTAGCAGCTTCTAAAATGGGCTTCTTTACTTCACCTGCTGGTGATGCCTTTGTTGGTGAGGACACAGACGATGATTACACACCTGTAATGAACGCAGAAGCAGGCACATTCGAGCAATTACCAGAAGGTATGGGCTTTCAATCTTTTGATCCACAACACCCAACATCAGGTTTTGACAGCTTCCATAAATCAATTTTGCGAGGTATAGCTTCAGGTCTGGGTGTTTCTTATGTTTCACTTGCTAACAATCTAGAGGGTGTTAACTACTCATCTATCAGACAAGGCACACTAGAAGAACGAGACAACTACAGAATCTTACAAAGATTTATGATTGACCACTTCATAATGCCAATATTTGAAAAATGGCTGTTACAAACTATGTCATTCAAAGATGGTTTCTCCTTACCACCAGACAAATACAGCAAATTTGCTGACAATGTTGAGTACAACAGTCGTTCATGGGGTTGGATTGATCCTGTGAAGGAAGTTAAAGCAAATGTTGATGGTTTAAACGCTGGTGTTGTGACTATGCAAGACATACAAGCGAATTATGGTCGTGATGTGGAAGAATTGTTTGAACAACATCAAAGAGAAGAAGAATTAGCTAAACAATACGATATTAAGACTGCATATCAGCCGTTTGGCGCACAAAAAATGCCATTAGATGCTGAAATACAGAAAGCAGAGGATGAAGATGAGCAAGGGCAGCAAACAGCGACCTAAAAACATCAAACAAGACCAATTTGACAAGAATTGGGAAAAAATATTCGGCAAAAAGAAGAAAAATGGCTAGCTACACCCCCACAAAAGGCATGAAAACAGAAGCTCAAAAGGGCTTAGACTGGCGCAGAGAGCATGGTAGAGGCGGTACAGCAGTAGGTATAGCTAGAGCAAGAGACATTGTTAGCGGCAAAAACCTATCAGAATCAACAGTGAAACGTATGTATTCTTTCTTCTCTAGGCACGAAGTAGATAAACAGGGCGAAGGATTTACCCCAGATGAGAAGGGTTTTCCCTCTAATGGTCGCATAGCATGGGCTTTATGGGGTGGTGATGCAGGTTTTACATGGTCAAAAGCAATAGTAGATAGACTTAAAAAGGAAGATGATGGTAGAATGGCAAGTAATATGAGCAAAAACGAAGAAAGGCACATACAAAACATCAGGGAGACTGAGGATTCTTACATCATAGAGTTCGGCAAATCTATGCCTGAGGCAGAAGTCGAAGAAAACGGCTACAAAGATGATGAAGAAGAAAGAGCAGCACCAGACGCTTTAAAAGTTGGTGATTTTGTTTCTTGGGATACTTCAGGTGGGAGAGCTAGAGGTAAAATAGAAAAGATCGAAAGAGATGGCAGTATCAATGTGCCAGACAGTGATTTTACGATTACAGGCACAGCAGATGATCCTGCTGCCTTAATACAAGTCTATAGAGGTGGTGAGCCTTCAGATACTAGAGTTGGTCATAAATTCTCAACCCTAACAAAGATTGATCCAATTAGAATGGATGAAGAAGAAATGGTCGAGGAAGAAGCAATGGAAGAAGAAAGAGCAGTCAATGAAGATGATAATGTAGCAAGATTCTATGAAGATAATAACCTACAAAGAGCTTTCCAATTCGACAGAAACAAAATAGACGAAGAAAACAGAACAATTATGATAGGTGTCTCTAGTGAAGAACCAGTCGAAAGAAGATTTGGCATGGAAGTGCTAGGACATAACGAAGAAGAGATCGACATGGCATTTATGACACAAGGTAGAAGCCCACTACTATTGGATCACGATGCTACCAAACAAATTGGTGTGGTCGAAGAGTTTGGCATAGACGCAGAGAACAAAAGAACAGTT